TGATGTGTTTGCTGCAATAGATACTGCACCAAGTAGGTCAATATCATTGAGCAATATTGATGCTGTTGTTGCAGACCCTGTTGGGTTACAGATAACAATGTTGGTTATCACAGTTGTCGTTGACGACGGAGTTGTGTATAGGGTTGTTGTTGATGTTGACGCTGCTGTTCTTGACAGCACTTTAGTTGTTGTAGCCATTAGTTACTACCTTTCGTTGTTAGTTGAGTAAAAGTTTTGCTTGTTCTTCAGTGATTCCAAGTTGTGCTAAAAGCGCTGCCTTGGCTGTTGCTTTGGCTTCGGCTTCTGCTTGTAATGCTGCAATTTCCGCTAAATCAATTTGATGTTGTTCAAATTCAACATTAGTCATTTCTCTATCAATTATTTCGTTTGTTTGTGAGTTGTGTATTCTTACCATTGGTCTTGTCATTATTTTACTCCATAAATCTTGACTGTTCCAGTCTGAGTTGCATTGCTTAATAATGTAATAGAATTAATTGCTGAAGTTTCATTAATAAAAATAGCCTGGTAAAGCGCGACAGTGCCTACTGTTCCATCACTAGAATAATAAGAATATAGATTTCCAACTTTTTTTACCGCTGAAGTATAAAAATAAATGTCATAAACAATTGTATTGTTTTGGTCGCCATTTGTGACTGTTTGTGGTCCAGTTACAATTTGTGTTCCATAAGAACCATTTGTTGATGTGCTTCCATTTTTGTCACCAAGAATTCCGTGATACCTATAATTTGGAGAAGTTGTGTTTGAATTTACACGCAAGAATCCAACCCCACCATTGTCTGAACTTTGCCAATCTTCAATGTAAATTTGCAAATGGTTGTAACTTTGACTTATACTGGAGATTGTTGTGCTTGTCCCAGATAAAGATGTTGTTGATAACAATGTCATACCAGCATCAATACCATTAGTACCATTGGTTCCTGCTGGTCCTTGCGCTCCAACTACCCCATCACCTGCAATTACTTCCCAGGCTGTTCCGTTATATCTTTTTACTGGCATATTAGTACGCTCCCATTATTGTCATAATTGTTAAGTCAGGTTGAGTTGAAGGAACTGCATCAAACCAAATATCTCCAGTTGAAGGAGAGGATGGTGTTGTGGTTCCCGTAAAGATGGTGTCGCCTAGGTCTCCACCAGTTCCAGTTAATGGATTGGTTACAACAGCACCCCAGGCTAAACCTGTTGCAGTAGATGAATCAGCCTTAAGGAAGTATCCATTAGTTCCTACCGTTAACTTGCCGACAGTATCTGCAGCAGTTCCTACTAGGATGTCACCCTTAGCATCAAAGACTGTACGAGCAATTGCATCTGCAACCTCAAAGGATGTGAATGTAATTACTTCTACAATGTCGCTAGCAGCCAAGGCTGCAAGAGATGTAAGGCTTGTTCCATTAGATGCTGTATAGTCTGTAGTGCGGACTAGGAGTACACCGTTAAGGTATACCTGCTCTTTACCTGGCAAGTATGACAGTGTTAGTCCGTTATCATCTAAACCAGAGATTGTTGTTTCTCCGCCAGCAGCGGTAAAGCGGAAGCGGTAGATTTCTGCAGTAGATGAGATTGAACCCCACTCAGAACCTGTCCAAGCGTACATAGCATTGTCTACTGAGTTCCAGTAAAGAGCACCTTCAATAAGTGCATTGCCATCATTGTCTACAGATGGAGCAGATGACTTGCTACCTAAGTAGCGGTCATCAAAAGAATCGTATGAGTTAGCAGCAGCCGTTGCACTTGCTGCAGCAGCAGTAGCAGAACCTGCCACAGTATCTACATACGCCTTTGTAGCAGCGTGTAGGTTAGATGAAGGAGCACCTGACAGGGTAAGAGCACCAGTCATTGTAGAACCTGACTTGAGTACTACCGTAGATTCAAATGAACCACCTGCAGAGATTGCTGTAGCAATTTCATTAAGAGTGTTAAGTGTTCCAGGAGCACCATCTACAAGGGCGTTAACCTGAGCATCAACATATGCCTTAGTTGAAGCATCCTGTGCTGATGTTGGGTCTGCTACTCCAGTAAGTTTTTGTGCATTCAAGGCAACTGAGCCAGTAGGTGCAGCCATCTGGTCTAAACGGTTAGTGCGTACTGCTGTGTTGAAATCTGAGATAGTTGATGCTGTCTGGCTACCAGTATGGTTAGCGCGAGCATATGGGTCAGAGACTAACTTGGCTGCAGTAATAGTACCGTCAGCAATATCTGAGGCTACAATAGTTCCGTCAACAAGGTCAGCGGAAGTAATAGTTCCACCAAGGTTTAACTTGGTCTTAGCAATAGCAGCGGATGCATTTACATCAGCATCTACGATTGTGCCATTGGCAATCATTGTGGAAGTAACAGTGCCTGTGTCAGCAGCAGTAATTGCTGTACCTGAAATCTTTGTTGCTTCAATAGCAGCAGAGGCATTTATATCTGCGTTGACAATAGTTCCATCTAGTATCTTTGCAGAAGTTACTGCGCCATCGGCTAGGTCTCCAGCCACAATAGTTCCGTCAGCAATCTTGGCTGAGGTTACTGCGTTAGGTGCCAACTTGCCCTCTGTAACTGATAGGTCATCAATCTTAGTTGTGCCTACAGCACCTGTTGCAATCTTACCGCTTGTAATAGCAGAGTCTGCAATGTCTCCAGTAGCAATAGTAAGGTCTGCAATCTTGGCAGAAGTAATTGCGCTATCGGCAATCTTTGCTGTTGTTACATTTAGGTCAGTAATCTTTGCAGTTGTTACTGCATTAGATGCAAGCATTGTAGTTGATACGTTGCCTGTACCAGTTGATAAAGTTACGTTACCAAGGGTTAATCCGTGTGCAGTTGTTTCTTCATTGATGTGCTCATTTGCTTCACGGTAATCTCTACCGATAGCCATATGACGAACAACGGCACCAGCAGAGTGTGCTGTGCCAGTAGAGCCGTCACGTCCACGTTGAATAGCAATTGTGTTTCCAGATACAGGGTTACCTGATGTGGAGACTACATCTACAATTTCTTCAAGAGCCGTATCTGGGTCAATGACAATGGTAAATACTTCATTAGCGGCTACAGTAACTCCACCAAGAAGGGATGCTGCAGAGACAACTGTGATTGATGCACCACTAGATGTAACTGCGCTTGACAGCGTTGTCTGCTGTGAGCGTGATGAATATCTTCTAACTGTTGGCATTGATGTTCCTTATCGGCGGGAGTAGTGAACTTTGACGGGATAATTCTGTTGTTGTGATTTTGTCTCTTCATCCAAGCGTTGTGTGTAAAGAGCATAAAGTTGCTTGGTTGCTGTTTGAGATGCACCATATGGACGCTTAGCGTCTGTCTCGTCAGCCTGTGGGCTAACCTGTGAAGCACGAGCAGGGTCTAAGAATGAGAGCAAGCGGTAGGCTGCGCCCAAAATTACTACGTCCCGTGTTGACTCTGGAAGACCAGTTACTGTTGCATAATCTTCTGAGTTAGTTGTAAATGGATTAGGGTCAGTTGCATAGACAACTTTTACTGTGCGACCAGATACTGGTGCCTCGCCCAAAGTAATTGTCTGGGCACCTGCACCGAATGCTGTTGTAGATGCTAGTGAATCAAAGTCCCAGCGACGTAGTGGAACCCACTCTTTAGAAGGTCCAATGTCCTGCCAGGTTACTGAAAGTATATTCTTAATGTTAAGGTTGTTGAAAGCGTATGTAGAAACCGCAGAGTTGAATGTAAAAGTTGTAGTCTTTACAGCAAATATGTTGGCGCCAAGGGCGCGGATAGTGTCGTTGATTGCTCTCTTGATATTAAATCTTGGGAAGGTAGGGCTGATAGTTACCTTAGTGTCAAGAGTGTGTGTGGCAGCAGTAGTACCTAGGTAGCCACGACCAAATGGGGCTACAGTTGCAGTGTTAGCAACACGGTCAAATGAGTCTACCCACATTAACTCTTCATCAATCTCAATAACACCTTTGCCTACAGAGTCAGTTGAGCCTAGTTGTAGAACCAAAGGACTAGCAGAAGATGATGTAGTGGTAGTCACTGCGTGAGTAAGATATGTTGCTCTGTCTTGCTGGAATGTATATCCAGAGAGATTGACAGCAACCTCATCAATCATATTTGTAAGAGTTGTCATTAGGAGTTCATCCCTCTCAAGGCATCTGTTGGTGATTTGTCAGTTGTACCAGCCAGTGCGTTACACGCTGCTCTAATACCTTTAAATAGTTTCTTATCAGTAATGCCAAGTTTGGCATTTAATGCACCCTGTACTGCAAGTCCTGTAGTTCCAGCCCACTTGTTTGCTGCACCTTGTTCATCCAAGAATGCAGTACGAAGAGGATAGGTTCCACCATTTGCCAGACGATTAAGTTCTGAACAGAAAGTACTACCTGCAGTACCAGCCATTATTTTCTCCCTTTAGTCATTGCTCTGTAATAATGCTCATCAAATGAGAAGCGTTTCATATGCGGCGCCAAGACACTTGTGTCGCAGTAGAGTGGGATACCAGCCTTTTCGCATAGAGCAAAAAAGTAAATATCCTCACCTATAAATTTAGTTCCTCTGCCCATTTCCATAAAGAACTGAGCATCAGGCATTTCTTTTCTAATACGTTCAACCACACTACGGTGCATAAGGACGTATCCCATACCTGCAGCATCTACCTTGATTAATTTATTATCAGGTAGTGGGTGAACCCTAGATAGTCCAAAGCCACCATCTTTGTTCTCTGTAAAGTTAAACACTGTAGGCATTGGAACCATTAAAGGCTCTTCTGGATTATCAGTAGTAAAGTAAACGCCAGTCATAATTGGTCGTTCGTCTTTATCCTTTTGATTCCAAAGTTTCAAGAAACCTTCTGGACTGATAACTACATCTGAGTCAACCCATAGTAGCCAGTCTGCTTTGTTCTGCTCATACCAGTAGGTAATTACAGTTTCCCTCTGTCTAGCAATTTGATTACCTTGACTGCGTAGAGTAGATTCAAATTTAATGCCAGACTTGAGTAACACATCGGTTACACCTTGCATAAACTTTCCGTCTACCATACCGTTATCGCACCAAGCAACCGATACTGTTTCTTGCATTGTCCCCTGCTTTCTTATTTCTTCTTGGCTCTAGCGTTATCTACTAGGTTTGGATAAGGGCGTCCTGCCTTCTTAGCCATTGCTTTAGCCTTAGCCTTTTGAGAAGGTGTAAGCGGTGTTGACTTCTTATTAGGATTCTTCTTATCCCAAAATGCTACTTTCTTTGCCATTACCATTTCACCTTGTCTGCCCAATATGCGGCACTCATTTTACCTTTAGCAATATTCTTTGCGTGACGTGCTTTAAATGAAGCCTGTCTTGCTGTTGGCTTCTTGTCGCCAGTAACACCCTGTTGACCAAAGCGAATAGTCTTGACCGTATCTCCTGCTTTAGCCACAACAACGTGTGATTTAGTTGGGTGATTAGGTGTGCGCTTTGGCTTATTAAACCCTGACACTCCTGCTCGCTTTAGTCGTGGGTCTGCCATTTACTTCTTCTTTGCTTTTACTTGCTTATTTGTTTTATCATCATAACGACGACCCTGTACAAGAGCACCAATGAGTTGTCCTACTTGATTTTCGCTAGCATTGGATGCTGCACGTGCGCGAGCATCGGCACCAGGTCTAATATCTGCACTGGCATTATAAGACTTTTGCATAGTCTTTGCAGTTTGCTTTGCTTCCTTCATAAGGTTTTCTAGGTAGTTAGCCATTTACTTCTTCTTGCCCATTTTCTTTGCTACAGCCTTCTTAGCAGCCTTCTTCATTGGCTTGCCTGTCTTCTTTGCTTCAGCCTTAGCCATTGCCATACCTTTTGCTGTGTATGCAAATTCTTTCATTCCTACTTTTGGCATTATATTTGTCCAATCTGTTTCATTACTGCTACGGATTCTTTGGTTATGTCTTTTGTCTTAGGCATTACATCAGCATCATATGCTTTCCCTAATGTCTCCGACGCTTTTCTTGCTTCTTCTACGTGCCTTCTTGTAGTACCTGCTGGTTGAATACCTTCGGCTCTAGCCTTCCTGTATTCGTTTAACTCAGAGGTCCACTTCTTATCTGAGATGTCTCTTGAAGCATCGCCAGTTCCCATTTCAAGAGTACCTATCTTGCAACCAAAACAACCCTCTACATACTCAGGGTGTTTCTGTCTCTGATGTATATTCATATGTCCCTTTATTGTGCTACGAAATTTGCTTCCGTTACTCCAACTCCACCAGCAATAAGTGCTGCCTTTGTTGCATCATCTACAGTGTGTTGGTAACCACCGCGATAAACCTCTTGATAGTTGAGTAAGTCTTCATCTACTGGATAACGAATCTGTGAGTATGTTCCTCCAGATTTTACAATAGTTATTCCTTTGCGTAAATTGGCAAAGTAAAACAAGCGGTGTCCACCAGATGGACCTTCAAGTACATACGGTGTAGTGAATGTATAGTTTGCCATAGTTCTCCTTAATGAACTTACTGCAAGGCTAGAGTTTCCCCTAGCCTCACCGTCAATCAATTAAGCGATTGATGAACCTGATTCAATGCGGAATAGTGCCTCTTCGCGGTAGCGAGCAAAGCCTAGTACGCCGTACCAACCCATTGGGCGGTGACGCATTAACTTGTCAACTACTGGTCCGATAACTACGTGTGGCTCTTCGGCAACTGCCTCAGCCAACGCTTGCTGTCCGCAAACGATTGTGCGGTAGACACGTGCAGATGATGAACCATCTGTTGCATTGTATAGACGTGGAGACTCTACGAAGTATGCACCTTCGTATGTTCCGATTTCTCCTGCCCAGATGC